GCGCTCAGGGCTCTCAAGGACCGCAAGGCCCTCAGGGCGCTACTGGCTCGCAAGGCGCTACTGGAGCTCAAGGCTCTCAAGGACCGCAAGGCCCTCAAGGCGCTACTGGCTCGCAAGGCGCTACTGGCGCTCAGGGCCCTCAAGGTCCTCAAGGCGCTACTGGCGCTCAAGGGGCTACTGGGCCTCAGGGAGTCACTGGGCCTCAAGGCCCTCAAGGACCGCAAGGCCCTCAGGGCGCTACTGGCTCGCAAGGCGCTACTGGCGCTCAGGGCTCTCAAGGACCGCAAGGCCCTCAGGGCGCTACTGGCTCGCAAGGCGCTACTGGAGCTCAAGGCTCTCAAGGACCGCAAGGCCCTCAAGGCGCTACTGGCTCGCAAGGCGCTACTGGAGCTCAAGGCTCTCAAGGACCGCAAGGCCCTCAAGGCGCTACTGGCTCGCAAGGCGCTACTGGCCCCCAAGGTCCTCAAGGCGCTACTGGCGCTCAAGGTTCTACTGGCGCTACTGGCGCTCAAGGTCCGCAAGGCCCAGCCTACGACACTAACGCCCTCACCGAAACCGGGCAAGACCTTGTCGATGCTGACGTATTCTCAATTTACGACGCAAGTCAGGCCACCAACCGCAAATCTTTGATGTCCCGTATTGCGAAGTATATTTTTGCAAAAGTAAGTAGTGACATTACTATGACATCTGCTGGCGTTGCTACAGTTGACGCTCGGGTCACAGCCCCAATCGGATCGGTAATGTTGTGGGCGGGGGCAGCATCGGGTGGTACTTCGCCCGCTTACACTTCACTACCGACAGGTTACGTCCTCTGCAATGGAGCTAGCCTTGCCACTACCGGGACATATGCTGCACTATTCGCGGTAATTGGATACCGCTATGGCGGTGCTGGCGCTTCATTCACGCTACCCCTTACGGCATCTAAGTCACTTTTCGGATTAGCAGCCGGAACGTCACCGACAGTCGGAAAGACCATTAGCACAGGGAATCAAACTGCCTTACATACACACACACTAGGTGCTGTGCAGGGCCAGAGCGTCACACATACCCATGTGGTTGGGTCAGGTTCTTCGGGCAAGAACTCTGGTAATGCCAGTGTAGGACACACTCATGCAAGTCAATCAATTGGTAATGAGACTGCATATCATGCCCATTCTGTCAGCGGAGTAGAAATGTACTTCATTATTAGATTCTCACTATAAGGAGTGAATTATGACAATTAATGAATCAGAAAAACCAAAAATGCTACTACAAGATGAACCTAGTGGGTTTGGTTGTGTTGGGTATCTTGCGAAGACCATCAATGGCACGGACCAAAAAGGGATATTTGGGTTTGCTTCCGCCCAGTTTATTGAAACTTCGTGGAACGATAACGGTCGTTGCGACGGGGGGTTTATCGGCCCAATGTCGTTCCATGTCCCTGATGGTAATGGAGGATGTTCGTGTGGAAGACTTGACCAAAACCCAGCAGATTTTAAGATCTGCGATAACGGCTTTGGACGACAAGATGCGCTTGAGATTAGCCAAGCCGTTATGACTGCGCTACCCGCTGGCTACATTAGTTACCTCGAATTCAAAGACAGAGACTCTGAAGAGATTTTGCTCGACATGCACTGGAACTCGGCCGCACGAACCCTTCAAGAACTATTCAAACTGATGTTTGAATGGAGGGATGCCTACTTGCTATTGGGGGTAGAAAGCCTTCCAGCAGTCACAGCAGATCTCCTGTTGACCGAACTAGATATGCCTGTTGATTTAGAGTTATGGATTAGAACCCAACTCCCAGATCAGTCTGTAGTGAAATATCTGAATGGCGACACTGCGGCTAGACAACGCGTAACACCTCCGAATATAACCGACGACTTTTCTTATTGGCTTCACAATAAGATTGCATACAGTTCTCGAAACTACGGTTTGACAGCATGATCACTATCTATGAAGGAGAAACATGACAGTATTGAAGTATTACGATGGGGCAGCATGGGTAGCGTTCAATAGCGCTGCCGGATATGACGGAGTCACTTCCGCAACCAGTGTTCTTATTGGCAAAGGTTCTAAGACATGGACGTTCAATATTCTCGGAGCGTTCAATCTCGGATCTCGCGTCCGAGTTGCTGACAACGCCGCTCCGTCAGCAAATTGGTGCGAGGGTGTCATCACTGGGGTATCTGGACTTGCAGTTACCGTGACGGTGGACATAATTGGGGGGAGTGGAACAAAGGCGTCTTGGAACGTGAGCCTCGCAGGTTCCGCTCTTGACATCAATTCTCTAACCACAACTGGAGAGGCTCTGGTCGATGCTGATACATTCCCAATTTATGACGCAAGTCAGGCCACTGCCCGTAAGTCTTTGATGTCTCGTATCGCAACATACATCTTTGCAAAAGTGAGTAGCGACATTACTATGACCTCTGCTGGTGTGGCTACTATGACAGCGGTTGAAAGACTGAGGGTGAAGGGTGTTGGTGGTTCCATAACAGGTGGTACCGCTCCCGAAGTCTCGGGAGGGGGATACAGGGTCATTGCGGGGTCTTCTGTCAACACCTTGAGTGGAGGACAGGCAACAGTGACATTGGCGGGTTCAGGATTTGCTAACGGAATGGTTTCTTTGGTGATAACGAGCGGCGATGTAGGCGTCACCACCAAACTTGTGGGGGTCGTGTCCCAGACGAGGACTACGTTTGTTTACAGGGCATGGAGCTATTCGTCGACCGCACCTTACGGCACATACGTCTTAGAGTCTGCTATTGCCGATTCGCGTGTCAACTACATTGCCGTTGGCTGGTAGTCGAGGCCATCATGATAATCTAGCAATTCATAACTTGACTTTATATCAAACTTTACCTACACTTAATATGATCGGAGGATCATAAATGCGTTCTAATTTGAATTTTACATTCCCGTTTCAAAAGATCAATAAGGAACAAAGGATTGTCACAGGCATTGCGACTGCCGACAATCTAGATCTCGAAGACGACGTTGTAAACTTTGAGGCCTCAGTGGAGGCTTTTTCGAATTGGATAGGCAATATACGAGAAATGCATTCTCCTATTGCTGTAGGCAAATTGATCGATTGGCGTGTGGTTCCCGTCATTTACAAGGGCAAAGCTTATCAAGGTATTGAAGTTTCTATATACATTTCTAAGGGAGCGGAGAGTACTTGGCAGAAAATTCTTGACGGAACTTTACGCGGATTTTCTATCGGAGGCTCTATTTCGAGACGGGAAAAGAGGATGTCTGAAGAGGTTGGGCGTTTTGTAACTGAAATTATGGGTTATACGCTTGGAGAGCTTAGTGTTGTCGATAATCCTGCCAATCCTGCCGGAATGTTTGCAATGATCAAAAGTGTAGGCGGATCTCTGGAGTATGTTGCCGAGAGCGTCCAAGATGTATTTTACTGTGGCAAAGACAACTTCGTTTCCGTCGGTGGAGATAGCGGATGCCCTACATGTGACAGCGAAATGCTCATCATCGGAAAATCCGAGGATTATGACAATATTTTAGTCAATAAGTTCATTGAGACTATCGAGCACTCATTCGATAAAGTAATCTCTGGCGTTGACGAAGTCCGGGGGGATGAGGATAAGTCCTCTAGTGACTCTATTGAGCCTGATTCCCTTGTAGACATTAGCAGCGAGCTAGTGAAGTCTGGCGATGTCCAGTCTCTCGTTCAAGCTCTCGCTAAAGATAATGATGTTGTGATTGGTAGTTTGAAGAATGCTTTAACGATTGCCGATGCTGCCAATCAGCAAGGTGTCTGCGATTTAATTGCAGAGAAAATTGAGAAACATCAAAAGTGGGCCTTACAATTGAAGGTTTCTAATGATGTTCAAGAAATTTCTATTATAGGAGATATTATGGTTGATGAAAATAACGATAATTTGCTATTGTCAAAGAATACTGATAAGGTTGATGTTATGACTGAACAAGACTTCACTGACATTCAAAAGCAAACTGTGCTTTCAAAGCTTGGATCATTCCTTTTCGGCAAGGATGTCGAAGAGAGGTCTGATGCTATTGATGTCAATAAGATGAACTATACCGGTCAACTTACTGCATCCACTTCCCCCCATGTCGTTGTAAATATCGGCGGGGAAGTATTCGAAAAGAATGTTAGTGTCACAATTCCTGAATCTTCAGAGAATTTGACTGATGCTAATGAAGATCTGACTGGTCAGGGTGTTGAAGATTCTACTCTTCTTACTTTGGAAAAGTCGGAAGATAAGATTTCACCTGAAGGTGAAGTAGAAGGAGAAGAAATGGATTTCGAGAAAGTTCTTGAAGGACTTGGCGCTCTTCTTGATGAGAAGCTGGAAAAGGTTAAGGCTGACATTACAGCAGAAATTGACGGAAAGATCGATGCCATCGAGAAGTCCGTTTCTGAGGTAAAAGAGTCAGCTGAAGAGCTTTCCAGCGATCTTGAGAAGGTTGCTAACTCAGGCGCAGAAAAAAAGTCAGACGACGTAGAAGCTGACATCATTGCAGATGAAGATGTTCTCCAAAAGAGCGCCGCTTCGGAAAGCTTTTGGGGCGGACTTTTCGTTCCGGCCGAAATCGTTAAGGTTTTAGGCTACAAATCATGAATCACGGAGGTGAATAATGAGCAGTAAAGATCTATTAGAAAAGGTCCTTGATACGACCACACTCGGTGCTGGTTCTGGCGGCATTCTTAATGCCGTTCAGTCTAATCGGTTCATCGATTATTTGTTTGATCAATCTGTCCTTATGAAGACAGCCCGTATCGTTCGTATGAACGCTCCGACTGTTGACATTGACAAGGTTGCTATTGGCCAGCGCATCATGCGTAAGGCCACTGAAGCTACTGACGATGGTGTCAATGCTGATCCTACGTTCTCGAAGATTTCGATGACGACTGTCAAGCTTCGCCTTGACTGGGAACTTACGACTGAGGGCCTTGAAGATAACATCGAAGGCGATTCTCTGGAAGACCATGTTGCTTCGCTCATGGCCGGTCAGACTGCCAATGATCTTGAAGACCTCAACATCAATGGCTTTGTCGCTTCGGCTGATCCGCTCCTTAAGTCTCTTGATGGCTTCCAGAAGCGTGCTCGAACTTCAGCTGTCGTTGTAGATGCCGCTGGTGGCAATCTTACTCGTTCGGTCTTTGATAAGGCCCTTCGTGCGCTGCCTAACAAGTATCTCCAGCGTCGTGCGCAGCTTGCGTTTTCTACGTCAAGCTCGCTGATTCAGGATTACATTTGGAGCTTGTCTCTGGATGCGACTGCTAACAATGGTGCCGCTGTTGGCTCCGGCCTTGGCGGTTCTGCTGGCTCAACTTTGGGAGACGCAATTGTCAATCAGGGTATGGGTGGCGCTTCCGGTGGTTCAGGTACTGCTTATCTTCAGGGTATTCGCCCGTTTGGTATCCCGATTCTTGAGGTTCCGTTGTACACGGAAACTGAAGCCGGTTCCTATTCTGGTGCTGCTGGTAATCATGGTGTTCTGGAACTTACGTTCCCGAAGAACCGTATTATCGGTATTCAGCGTGACATCACGGTTTACCGTGAGTTCAAGCCGAAGAAGGATACGATTGAGTACACCCAGTACGTTCGTGTGGCTTCGCAGATCGAAGATGCAGCAGCATATGTCCACGTAAGAAATATACTCGTAAGAAGCTAGTTCAACTGAACGTAATTGATTAGATTCTCAACTTGTGATATGATATTGGCCGGGGAGAAATCCCCGGCCTTTATTATCGCCCCGAACTTCTCAATAATCTCCCCGCCGAAAGCGCAGCTCCGGTATCAATTTTGTGATAGAATTGATCATCGGCATGAGCATCCGCCTTTATTATTTATTAGGAGAATAAATGAACGACGAATCAGAAGAAAATGAAATAAAAGAAAAAGCTGTCAAAGCTGTCGCCAAACGCAAAACAAAGGCAGCACAGACCATCCTAGAGGGCACACAGGGCATCTCAGACGATTCCATCGCTGTAATCACCGAAGAGAAGAGAATGCTAAGAATGGCAAATGGAGAAGCGTTCTATGCCCCAGGTATTAGTTTTACAAAAAAGGATCCTTTCTGTCTAGTTCCCGCCGCCGAGGCGGAAAAACTTGTTGAAGATTATGATGGCAGGTTTGTCGTTGCCACTAAAAAGATGGTAGAACAGTTTTATTTACTCGCCTAAGAAAACTGTATATAGTATAATCTTACTATGAACATTTCTCCCTCCTACATAGCGGTTACCGAGGAATTCACATTTCCGGGAACGCCGGATGTTGGCACCATTTCTGTCTCAGTGTTCTACGACTATGGGGATACTATAGTCCCACCCTCTGTCCCCGTTTTGACGTCTGGAACCACTTACTCCGTTACGATAATTGACGATCTTCTTGGATCTGCGGGTCTTTATAAGATAAGGTGGTCTTGTGATATATCTGGAGCGGCATTTTACGCTTACACAGAGTTCACTGTAGAAGATCCTTACGTGTCAAGTTCAGATTTCTTTTCAGAGTTCCCCGACTTTGATGTCCCGGAGCATACCTCAAGGTTTGCCTCTGTAGAAAAAATGTCGAGGAGAGTTATCGATTTCTACACTGGTCAGAACTTCCAGTGCATCAAAGGAAAGACTCGCAAGTATCACGGAAATGGGCGGTCAAAGATTTACCTTGAAGAAAGGCTAAATCATTTCTCAAGCGTTTTTGTTAATGACTCTGACTATACAGCTGAAGTCACTCTAGATCATAGATCTAAATATTATATAGATATGCTTGAGGGGTATTCATATTCCGACAGCAGGATTGACGATGTAGTTAAGTCAAAGTTCCCCAACAACACTACCGTATCGATAACTGGAGACTGGGGCTGGCTTTCTGTTCCTAACCAAGTGGTCGAGGCATCGAAACTTCTCATTGCCGACCTTCTTGATGACACAAGACGCGAGCATCATCGCTACGGCATTGAACGGCTTGAGCAGGGAAACAATAGGGTTCAGTTTGCTGAAAATTCTTATAGCTCTACCGGCAATATAGATGTTGACGTTCTTCTGATGGACTTTGTTCACTGGACGATCGACTATGTCTACTAGGAGAAACTTTATTAGAATGACCCACAAGGTTGACATCTACTCAAAGGTGTCTATAGTAAACGATATGGGTCAACTTCATGCAACTTGGAATCTTGCCCAACAGGACGTGAGATGCCTTTATGTCCGTGCGGGTTCTTCGACTTCTATTCGGATTGAGCCGACGACTGTCGAAGCAGATTTTTATTTTTTCTATTTTGATCACGATGTAGATATCAGTTACAAAACGAGATTTAAGAATGTTCGGACGTATATCGGGGATGAACTCATAGCCCCAGACTGGATTCAGGTCAATCAGATCGACAGGGAGATATCATTTTCGGGGAAAGTTCAGTATCTCCAGGTCAAGGTAAAGAGCGTGATCGAATGATAAAGGTCAATGTGGTAAACCAAGATGGTCCTAAGTTGATCAGAAAAGACTTTGATCGTGAAAGAGTGAATTTCAATATCAGGATTCTGAGGATAGCAATTACCGCACAGGCTCTTGCCAAGGTAAGACTTAGCGAGGCTCTCGGGGACAAGTTTAAGCACTTTTCTGTTAATATTTTCTCAACTGGTGTAGGTATGAGCATTTCTGTTTCTCCTGTAGATAATATTGGAGGATACTTCTATAATGGCACACCTGCCCACGATATTGTGGCAGGATCGAAAGCTATGCCAATGCCTGATGGCGGGTTTTCTCGCAAAGTCCGGCATCCAGGAACCAAGGCCTACAAACCTATTATTAACCGAATTGTGATGGAAAGCATGTACGCAGCGATGGCGATGGTCAGATGATAGCGACTAACTTGAACGTAATCTTGAAGGACTCTTTGATATCATCGGGGTATAGTGGTATTAAAATATATCCAATAAATGCCTATGGAGAGTCAGAGGCTCCTTTTATTACTTGGATTGAGTTCCCCTCAATTAAGGATAGCGAACAGTATTGGATGTACGAATCTATTATAACTTACAACATCTTGGATAACGACCTTTCGAGGGTTAGGGATATTGCCTTGGATATAGAGACTTTCTTGAATGTCGGAGATGATATAGACGCACTGAAGACAGCAATGATCCCTCAGAGTCCGGCGTTTCGCCTTCTGTGGTGCAGAATGATTGGCGGAGGAATGTATGCCCCCCTTGAGCGGGAGGGTTTTACGTCAATGGACCGGATGTTCCAAGTTGGCTACGTTCGCGTTTAACTTTGCTTTATAAGTGCGGGAGAGATAATCTTATATTAAGAGTAATTACCTTTCTGGGTAAAAACTCAAACAGAGAAGCGAGATTCAAACAAAGATCTACAAGTCGTAGTGGCGAATATCCAATAGGATTAGAAGTCGCCCAGATAAAAAGGGTTTTGATCAATAAGGTTGAAACCCGAAAGAAAGACTATAAAAAGATGAAAGTCTTTTTGATAAAATAAGGAGGTGCCATTATGGCAGTTACATTTTCAAATATTGTGGTAGGTGAAGGCGTACTTTCGTTGAGTACCAATGGAATCAGCTTCACTGACCTTGGCGCAACTCAGGACGGGGCCGAACTTGCTTGGGAGCCTGACATGGTTGACATCGAAATCGATCAGTTCGGCGATGCTGCACGTGTTGTTACTTCGAAGATTAAGGTCAGCCTTAAGACCAAGCTTGCGGAGGGTACTCTTGAGAACCTCGCTCGCGCTTGGAACTATTCGGTTGCCGACGAGGTTACTACCTCTGGTGGGTTTAAGACTCTTTCGGTTGGAATTCAGTCGGTTTACCCGGTTGAGAACGCTATCCGACTCGTCGGACGGGCTCCAGGCTCCACTGCAACGATTAACTTCACTCGTACTTACAATTGTAATCGAGTGATTCAGTATGCTTCCAGCTCTCACATGTTGAAGCGTGCTGAGAATACAGCTTTCCCGGTTGATTTCCGTCTTCTTCCAGATCCTTCCCAGACTGGTTCAGAGTACGGGTCAATTGTTGACGCAATCTGATCGTAAATAACTTCATATTAAGGGTGGCGAGTTTCGGCTCGCCACCTTTTGTGATATACTTATAAAGACATTTTAAAGGAGTGTTTTTATATGGCTAAAGTTAATAATCTTCGCCCGGGTGTTGAGGTTGCTTTTTCTGATAAGACCAGAACGATCTTCCCAGTTACCCTCCGCCAACTTCGCAAGCTTAATTCTGTTATGAAGAAGCTTGAAGCGACCGATAGTGATGAGACCTCCGTAGACCTCATGGTCGAGGCGGCTGTTATCATTCTTGAACCTATTGAGCCCGAAATTGCTGCTGATTCCGATCTGGTTGAGGACCTTCTTGATATCAAGTCTTTTAATCAGCTCCTTTCTGCTGCTATGGGGACTGACCCAAACGAATAGGAGGGGACGATGACGAAGGTGGAATGACCTTCGATGAAGTTCCCTTAACTGTTCTTGAGCAAGAAGTTTTCTGTGAGTGCGGGGCATGGAAGAACTTTGACGATCTCGAAAACTCTCTGAGTTTGGACGAGTTAGTCGTGCTGTATGAGGCCGCAACTGCACGTCAAAATAGAATGATTATGGCGGTGGGCATGGCTATGGGGGCGGAGATGGAAATGCCGGACGATAAAGATGGTTATTTGTATTCTGATTCAGATCCACAACTTGAAGGTAAATCTAAAAGTCATTACATGCCCGCTTACGCTATTGATCCACAAACAGGTGGAGAGGCTAAACCTATGTTTGGTGAGGAAGAAGTTAGACAGTTGCCTATAAATCTTGGCTATTCTATAATTGAATGAGTGTGAGAGGTTGATATATGCCGATTACTGGTGGTAATCAAAATACGCAGGTGAATCTTAACGCCCGTCTGACTGGGTTTGATATAGCTGCTGTCCAGCTTGATCGCGTCCAAAAGGCATTAAATAAGGTAATTAACACCGCGAGATTGGCGGGCGATGTCACTTCGTTGAATGCAGCAGTAGCTGCATATCAGAGGCTTGCTAAGGCTATGGATAACGTAGCTTGGCAGTCGGGCACTTTCAATAAGCATACGCAGGCCAGCAAAAAGGTTATTAGAGAGTTAGCAACTGAAACCGCTCGTTTATCTGTCATAGAAGAGAAGAGAAGTAGGCAGTCTTTTAGCCCAGGTTTTAGTACTTCTACTGGCGCAGGCAAGAAAGCCATAACTCAATGGCAGGCTGACATGAATAAGGTCGGCCAGCCTGTCGTTGGCGCTCCGACAAGTCTCTCGATGCTTGTCGGCAATCTAAAGCAAGCAAGAGCGAGTCTGAAGGACGTTTCCAAGGCCGGTATTGATACGGCAGCGGCGTTCAGGGCTGTAGGCGGGTCTGGAGAGAGGGCGTTCTTGGGCACCATATCTGGCGTTCAACGGTTCAGGGCTGGCCTCCAGATTGCTAGACAGAACGTCATAGGTCTAGCCGATACTTGGTCTGCAAAAGCATCTACTATGCAGATGCACGCTAGACAGATGGTTACTGGCATAACTTTGCCTCTTGCCATGGTCGCTACGACTGCAGTTAATTCTTGGAAATCTGTGGAAAAAGAGATCCTGCAAGTAAAGAAGGCTACGAACTTCGAAGGGGTAGGCACGGATCTCGATTATTCCAAAACAAGAGCCGAGATTAGGGCTGTCTCAAAAGATTTTGCCGTTTCTGAGAAGAGTGTTGCTAGTCTGTACGCAGAAATTCTACTTCTTGGTGTCAGAGGCCCCGAAAATATTAAAGCTTATGCCAATAGTGTTTCAGAACTTTCTCTCATTGGAGATATGGACACTGCCTCTTCTTTCCAATTTTTCCGAACCTTGAAAGCTCTTTTTGCTGATAAACCTGGGCGTAGCCAGATAGACTCTTTGGCCGCTACTAGAATCGAGATGGCTAAGTTGAATGCCATCTCTGACAATACTTCACTTAACCTTGCTGACCTTGCTCAAGCTTTCCCTGAGGTTGCCCCTGTCATGCAGCAGATGGGGTTCAACGCCTCCGGTATTGCGTCCTCTCTTGCTGGCATGTACAAGCGTGGCATTCCAGCCACAGAAGCCGCTCATGGTCTTAAGTTTGCTTTGCAGAGGCTTATCAATCCGACAAAGGACGCTAAGGTTGTCATTAAGGCTCTTGGGTTTGATTTCTTTGAGGCTGGTGGTCAGATGGGAGACGCTGCCGAGAAGATGTTCCAACTTTCCGATCAGTTCTCAATGATGGACGATAAGCAGAGAGCCGCTACCGCTCCTGAACTTTTCGGTGCACGACAGTCTGCAAGGATGAATTCTTACTTTAATGATATTGCGCTTGGTCGTAGTGAACTTGAGCAACTTACAAAGGGGACTTTGAAGTACGATGAAGTCAATTCAGATTTCCTAAAAGGTCAATTGGCCGCGGGGGAGATTGTGGTAAAGGGCGTCGATATGGCCAATACTACCGATCGTTACACCCAAGCTGTTGAGATGTTCAAGAAAGACCCTGTCAAAGCATTGGATCGAATGAAAGTTTCGATGCAACAGGTTTATACTCAACTTGGTGGGACTCTTGCTCCAGCATTCATTATGGTTGGCGAGTATTTCGTTAGAATGTTGGAGTGGTTCCAAAGTTCTCCCCCGATCTTCCAGAAGGTTGCCTTGGGTATCGCCGCTGTCACTGTTGCTCTAGGTCCTATGAAGTACATGTTGGCGATGAGCTTGCACAGTGTTTCCAGCTTGGGGAGAGGCTTCGCTATGCTTCTTCCGAAGATGGGGGCTGTCACTAACGCCCAGATTGCATCTATGGTCGCTACGGGGAGGGCCTCTCACGCCAATTTCTTGAGAATGGGCGAAAGGGTGATGCTCGCTCCGGGGTCATCTCGTTTGGATAAGATTAAACTCAGGACTGGCTTTGGTAATCTTAGTGGGGCAGCAGGGAAACCAGCAATGTCTGCAGCGAAAGTCGCGGCTATAGAGGCGGAACAGGCCGCTCTGGCTAAGTATATGACAGTGAATAAAGCTAATATGACAGTCGAGGAGCAGGCGACTGCTGCTACATACAAGAGTACTTTGGCAGCGCAAGCGCACGCCGCCGGAGTGCTTGCCGATGCGGAGGCCGAAGTCGTTAAGCAAGCAGCACTCCAAAAGAGTATGGGTGCACAGAATGCGAATTCTGCCTCAACTGGAGCAAGTACAGCAGCAACTGGTGCAAATACCACAGTGAATAATGCTAACACTAAATCTGTCACAAGAAACACGCTTGAGTGGATGAAGAATCAGGCAATAAGGGCAAAGGATGCAGCATTCAAGGCGGTAGGGACTGTGGCTGGCGGGGTTGGAAAATTTGGAAAGGGCGTCGGCAAACAGTCTGCTGCCGCCTTTAATGTCATGGGGACAGGCCCCATAAAGGGGCTCAATACTGGCGTCAAAAACCTTGGCGGGGGCATAAAGAAACTTCTTCCAGAAATTGGAAAAGTTGGCGCAAAAATGGGGATTTGGGGAATTATCGGAGCAACTGTTCTTGCCGTGTTCCTTGTTCTATTTGTGATGTTCAAGAACGCAAAAAATATTTGGGAGTCATTTACTAACGCACTCAAGCCCGGCATAGAAGCCATCAAGAGCGCAGCTATGGGACTTAAAGATGTGTTTATGAGCATTGTTGATAAGTTTAAGGAAATCGTCGGTGGTCTTGGAGACGCTGAGTCTGGCGGGGACGCTATGGCTGGCGTTTTCGGGGGCATTGGAGCTATGTTTAGTACAATGATGAGTGTTGTTGCTACAGCGATGTCTTGGCTTGGTAATATTATCGGCTGGTTAATGCCAGTATTTGAGGGCATATTTTATTTGGTAAAGGATTGGATAGGATTCTTTGCGTCTCTTTTCAAGGGAGACTGGAAAAACGCTTTACTCTTCTTTGTCGCTTCAGCTTACGAGATTGTAAGACCTGTATTGATGGCGTTTGATATTATCGGGCGTGGAATCGCTTACGCTCTGTCTGCAATAATTTCTATGGTTGCAGATGGGCTGTCTCATATTCCATTTGCGGGAGGGATGGCCAAGACTCTAAGGGGGGCCGCCGATGCCGTCAATAGTTTTGCGAAGAAGGGATTCACGCCTGCGCTTGATGGGGCGTTGAGAAATACTGGAGCGATCTTTGGCAAGAGCGTCACTAATGGAGCGAAGGACGCCGGTCCTGCCGCCGAAGACGCCGGTTTTGATATTGGCGATAAAATAAAAAGCGGCATTGACTCTGGGGCCGAAGGTTCTGGCGAGTCTTGGGTTAAGTCTTGGATTGACAAGGTCGTTAGTCGTCTTGGTAAGGAAATAGAAAGAGTTAGGGCTTCCGCTGTTGAGGCCTTGGAGAAAGCCCAAGATGCGGCCTTGAAGGTTTATGATAGCCAAGTTGAAGCTATTGAAACTTTGGAAAAGGCTGAAGAGAAACTTGCTAAAACTGAAGAGTATCTTGCGAAGAAGAAGGAACTTAGGGATAAGCGTCAACTTGATTCTACTAATTACCAAAAGGCTAGGGCTCTCGCGATTTACGAGGGTAGATATAATGATGCCAGGATGCTTGATCTCCAAGAGCAGGCTGACAAGACTGATTTCTCGAAGTCCCTTTCCGACGTAGAGAAGTCAAGATCTGACGATCTCGTGAAGGAAGAGCGGGGGGCTCAGAAAGATAGAATTAAAGTTATCCAAGAGGCTGCTAAAGAAAGGTTTGAGATTGAAAAGAAAGCTTTTGAAGCTTTTCTTGAGATGATTACCGAGTTTACTCCTTTGACTGTTGGCGAGTTCCAGTCGATGACAGATCAGATTAATAGCGTTCTAATGGCCCTTGGTGTCAATTGGCCTGATCATGCTATTTCGACTATGGATCGGTTTGCTGACGTTTTCAGGTTGGCCAATGCAGATATTACTAAAGAGTTCAGACAAAGCGGGAATGACGCTGTCACTGCTTGGATGGAGGCCTTCATTGGCTCTGAGCAGTTGAAGATTCTTACGGCCGGTAATAACAGTGGGGGAAGTTCAAACGGAGGGGCCCCTTCGACGCCCGGTGGTGAAACCAATCCCACCTCCGTTGAAATAACCCCAGAACTGGAAGCGTTCTTTGCCGCCCAAGCATTGGCCGGTTGGGCTGCTGGGCTGACTACCAGTCTTGAAACCCAAAACGCTGTCGATTTGAACAACTTCTTTGCTGCCCTCAAAGAGCAGGAAGCTAAAGCGTGGCAGGAAATGTACGGGGGTCGTCCCAATAGGGTCCATATCAACCCAGCGCCAAACACGGGAGACATCTTGGCAGCATCGCAAGGAAACACTACACGCGACTGGCCTGATCTCTCCGGAAAGAATACTGAAATAATAGGGTCGGAGGCCTATAACAAGATTGCGTCGGATGCCGCCGCCGCTGC